GTCCCCCCACATTTGTTAAAACTCAAAATGACGCAATCTATTGAGATAACCGGTACCCAGAGGATACCGTTGGAAGCAGAGCTAATGATGGATGATCATTTTTATATTAACACCACGGCCCCTGTAGTGCACAACGTGGTGTTCGATATCGCATCAGCACACGAGCGATTGGAAAGCCTGCTTGTTTTGGACGCCGAGAAGGACTTAAACGTCGTGGAAGAGAACCCCTTTGTCACTATTACCATGTTCTGTCAGAAATGGTTCCAAAGAGCATTTGGTGTAGAAATCAAGGACACCAGACGCATAGAGCTCTTGAAGGAAATTGTTACGGAAACTATGGAGAAAGCCGTTGACGAACCAGCTGATTATACAGAGATACATGTAGATGAGAGCTTGCTTGTGACATTCAAGAATGGCGAGGAAGTCCGCGAGCTAGTGAAAAGGAGGGAAAGGAGAAGAATAACAAAAGGATGCAGGTCTATGTTTGCAGCCTCTTTGGCAACCCGGGTAAAGGTCAAGTTTGGCACTCTTCAGTATAATGAAGCTAACCAAATAATGGTGCATAGGTGGTTATCCGGAATTGTTGATGAGGAATTTAAAGATTTGAGGAATTGTGATAAGGCGTTAGCCCTGGAGAGGGCTACGTTTATGTCTTTTGTTACAAGTGCAGACTTCTCCCGGTTTAAGGTCCTATTCGAAGATAAGCTGATGCAGGATCGGCTTCTTGTGCGCTTCGGCGCACAAGCCTAGGGGTGCCCAGTCGTGACTAATGGCCAGGAGCCAAAAGCGAGCAACGCTTATATGTTGCTGCCTCCTGGTCAGTTGGCCGTCAAAAGACGGTTGGGTACGCCCAAAACCCGCCAATGTCTGCGCATTGGCGGGGTCTCCCCAAACATCCAAATTGCGCCGTTCAATGAGAACATAGCTACTTTACGGAGGGCTGTTGCTGAGAGGGTCTTTCTTGTTAAAGAGGAAGGCAAATTTGTTCCGCCCCCAAAACCTGATGTAGGAGTCTTCGAATCGCGTCTTGGACCGGTCCGGAACTTATTAGTACCTCATCTTCCGTCGACCTGCCCGTTGAGCTTTCAAGCCACTGTTGATTCGTTCCGGGGATGCAAGAAGGTGAGGTATGAAAAGGCTTTGCAAAAGATAGTGTCAACACGCACGGACGTTGCAAAGGAAGCTGAAGTCAGTGTATTCGTAAAGTATGAGAAGACAGATCGTACGCTTAAAGATGATCCCGTACCGCGGGTCATATCACCAAGGACACCCGAGTTTAATCTACGGATCGCCAGATATTTGCGTAAGGTGGAGGAGCCCATCTTTGACGCACTCGGTGCCCTTTTCGATCATAAGACGGTAATGAAAGGCGTCACAGTCACGGAAACTGCAAAACTTCTACGAGAGAAGTGGGATAAGTACTCTAAACCCGTGGCAGTAGGACTTGACGCTTCGCGCTTCGACCAGCATGTGTCCAGGCAAGCACTTGAATTTGAGCATACAATATATCCATTGTGCTTTCCGTTGAAGAAGGATAGGAAAAATCTGAGAAATCTCCTCAAACATCAACTAGTCAACAGGTGTACTGGTTATACACCTGATGGTTCTATTAAGTATACAGTTGATGGTACTAGAATGAGTGGAGACATGAACACGTCATTGGGCAATTGCGTATTAATGTGCATGATGATTAAAGCTTATGCACTTGAAATAGGCGTTGATATGCAATTAGCAAACAATGGCGATGATTGCGTTGTGTTCATGGAGAAGTCAGATCTCAATCGTTTCCAATCTCGTCTTAATAGCTGGTTCCGTGAAATGGGTTTTAACATGGTCGTTGAAAAACCCTCTTATGAATTCGAACGGATAGAATTTTGTCAAACTCGTCCTATTTTTGACGGTTCTACCTGGATGATGTGTCGCAACCCTTGGACAGCCATTGCAAAGGATTCTGTGCTTTTGAAACATCCCAACCAAGTTGGCGATGGATTCTTTAAGCAATGGTTGGATGCCGTTGGTACAGGTGGTATAGCGTTGGCTGGAGGAATGCCTATCTTCCAATCATTTTACAAGATGTATAAGCGATCTGGGCAAACTCTTCGTAGGAATAGGAAACACAAACTTGTTGGTATGAGCACATTTGAATTGCTACCCTGGTATATGAGGGAGGTGGGGCTGCATGGAAAGAAAGTAGAGTGTCAAATAACTCCTGACGCGCGAGCTTCATTCTACTTTGCTTTCGGTGTAACACCTGACGAACAAGTTTGTCTTGAAGGACACTACGATGCTATGAGTATTTCCACGTCTCACGGTGAGTGGCATCCCCGTGAGATATTTCCTTCTGCAGTGTGATATAATGTAGGTTAGAGTAGGATGGGGTTGTCGGGTTTGTAAGCCAAAACTCATTTGAGATGCTAATACAAATGCCAAGAGACTGCACGGCTTAGGTCATCATGCCTCCCGACAATGAACAGTCCCGATGAACAGCGGGATCCCATACATGTTTTTAGTCCCTGCTATTATTGCTGCTGCTGCTATAGAATTAGGTTCTGCTATTAAAACTACAGAAAATCAACCTCACACAACTCCTAAAGTTACTCCCGAGTCTATTGGAGCTGGTCCCTCTAGTACAACTAGAACCCCTCGTAGATTTGCCTCATCTGATGATTCTATGTCTGATAAGCAAATAGTTGTATTTGGAACACCTACACATCCTGGTATTAATACCGCTGCTGTTACCTCATCAGGCAATTACACTGATTGGAAAAACGCTATAACTGAAAGACAAATCCATCAACTTAGTCCTGCTCAGTTTATTAAACAACCCTTGGTCTTGCAAGCTTGCCACACAGCCGTACGTGCTGCCTTGCCTGGTTTTACTCCTGAGTGGGTTATAAACACAGGTACAGACATCTGTTTCAACGCACTTAAGTGGGCTGCTGCCAAAGGTTTACCCATTGTACAAAAGACTATTGTTGATCGAGTTGTTCATCTTTGGAACGGAATGACGAAGAAAGGTAAAGCTGCCTTGACAAAACCCAGGGCTATTAAAGCTGCTAAAAATGTTGTTAGTGCTATCTCTACTCCATCCAGTAGATCAACCACTGGGGCTTATATGGCGGGGGTATCTTATCCTGCTGCTATGAGCAACGTTGTTGGGAAAACTGGGTCCGCTGTCATTAAGAACCGCGGTAGGGGTGTTATCATCTCACATTCTGAGATGATTAGTACTCTTACGTCATCGGCCACCTCTAACAACTACACCACAAATTCCTTCGTCATCAACCCAGCTAAAGCTGACGTGTTTCCCTGGTTGAGTAGTATTGCCATCAATTATGATAAATATCGTATACGTCGCATGACGGTCCATTTGAATAGCATGCAACCCACTAGTGTTGCTGGTAAGATGGGTATTGCATATGACCCAGATTCCACCGATGACCTCCCTGCTGATAGGGCCGAGGTGTATGCTATGTTCAAACATGTTGAAGGGCCGTTGTGGCAATCATTGTCATTTGATGTGCCTGTCTCACGACAAGAGAAGTTTTGTAACACCCACACTGCTGTTGATTCTAAGCTGATTGACGAAGGTATGGTCGTAATCTTTTCGGATCTAGTGACTGCCACCTCCGCTGCCTTGTGTGATGTTATAGTGGATTATGATGTCGAGCTGCTTGATCCGCAGCAGGCGTTGTTCTCCACGATGACACTTTCATTAGCTGGTATATCTTCCACTGGAGGTCAAGTTATCACCCCTACTAGGGTAAACGGGCCTAAGTTGGCTACGTTCTTCACTGGATCAGCGAACGTATTTTATATGGTGCCATCTCCTGGGTACTATTTTGTTAATGTCACAGCTTCTGACACTGGTGCTGCATCTCCTGATTTCTCTGTCACAAATGGCACTACTGCCCAGATGTTCGGATCTAGGGCAGGTACAACAACAAAAATTATTATTAATTTGTATATCAGGATTCAGACAAATTCCGTTAAACCAACATTGGGGACCTTTACTGGTGATTACATTGGGTTTTCTAAAGCGGGTGTGGCTGACTTATCATCGTATGAACATATCCACATCGATGTCACCCGCATCACCCCCACAACGTATCACAACATGCTCAAAACTGACTACACCACTACTGCTGCTGGTGGAGCTTTTTAGATTCTGGTTTGTCTTAGTTAGTATTTGTTGTGTGTTTAAGAGCCACTCTCGGGCCTAGTACGGAGGGTGTGTAGGACGTTGTGCCATGACCCAGCAGTGTATCTCGAATATGAGAGAAGCGAAATAGGACATGGTGGGACACAACGTTTGAATGCACTAAAAAGAAAAATATAAAATTGCCAAAAATATGTGTTGGGGGTGTATGAAAATACGGGCATGACGGCTTTTAATTAAGTCCTTGTGTACATGCGTGTTGCCTAAGACCCCTGCAGTAGCCAACCTGCGC